TTAATGGATAAAGATGAAGAAAGTATGAAAAATAATTCTAATTATAAAAATAATTATAGCATAACATGTCTAGAATTAAATGAAATTAATAATAAGTATTTTTACAAGCATAGTTGTTTTTTTTTTGATATTAGAGAATTAGAAGGAGTAGATAAGCATCCCTATACAACGGTTGATTTTTCTTTAGAAGATAAAAAACAGATTAAAAGAATACTTTATTATTTGAAAACAAATTATTATTATTATAGAGAATTAAATGAAGAAGGATTAGAATTAAGTAAAGAAGAAAGATATACCGCATATAAAACAGATGTCTTTAAGAAAATAGAAGAAACAGGGGTATATTTACCAATTGACATATTTGATAAATATACTATTATGCAATTACATATATTTCTATGTATTTTATTCAAGTATATACTAATAAAAAATACAACTGGAATTGATTATTATTTAGATGAATTTAATAAATGCTTGTATCAAATTGTATGTGGTTTATGTGATATTATGACTCTAAAATATAAAGCACTTTATATTTTAGATTACATTAGTAAACTGGAAGATGAATATAAATTATCAAGATGTTTAATTATAAGAAGATGTTTACAATCAATCGAAATCATTGAATTATAAAAAATATTTATTAATAATATATATATATGGCACTCTATATTGGACAGGCTCCCATAATTCAGCAAATTTTACAAGCAGATATTCATAATCCAATTCGAAATTATGCAAATCTAAATATAACTTCAACTGAATGGAATAATATAGTGCAATGTATGATTGTATATGGATGGAACGCATATTTTACGTTGCTAAATGGAATCACCGAACGTAGTATTAAAATATTAAAACATAGCCCTTTCTTATATATAAGACCTTATCCTGATAATTCAGATGAATCAAATATAATTGAGGGATCGAATGTTCTTATTTGGTGGTTTAATGTAAGAAAAATACCAAATGTTTTTTCCATGAAAAATACACATTTAGATGCCGTGCGAGTTTACAATATTAATTGTAATATTGGGGCGAGGGTTAATCAGGGTGAGATAAAGTATGGGGGGGGGATTAAAGGATCTATACAGGAAGTAACTATAGATGGGAAAAAAGCTATGGTTGGAAATAAACAAATCCTAAATCCCCTAGATCCAGCGAAGAAGAAACAAATACTCAAACAGTCAAAAAACTACATTGAAAAAATAAAAAAAAAATATTCAAGTTATAAAAAGTCAAGTAATAAAAAGTCAAGTAATAAAAAGTCAAGTAATAAAAAGTCAAGTAAGCAAACGGATGGTAAATTACAATACAATAATCGTTTATATAAATTAAGGAGCGGTCCTAGAGGGGGTAAATTTATTATGACAGGGGGTAATAAAGTATATATAAAAAAATGATTTATAAAGATAATAATAATTATATTAAGATATTATGGAATATATTACCGAAGAAGAGGAAGAAAAACTAGAGAAACTAAGAGGTGAAATTAAAATAAAACTTAATAAACATGTAAATAAAAAATTATCAAATGGCATAGAAGAAAGTATATTTAATTTTTGTATTCAATATTTGAAGAGTAGAAATAAAATATTGTCTTTTAATGATGGCTTTAAGAATTTATATATAACAAAAAGTATATCAATATATAGTAATTTAGATAAGAGAAATAAAGATATAGGGAATGTTAACTTTGTTAAGAAGGTTAAAAAAGGAGAAGTTGATATTTCAAAAATAGCTTTTATGAAAAGAGAAGAAGTATGTCCCGAAAGATGGAAAATATATATTGAAAAAGTTGAAGCAAATAATAAATATCAATTTGAAGAAAATAAAAGTATAGTTACCGACCAATTTAAATGTGGTAAATGTAAATCTATTAAATGTTCATATTATGCATTACAGATTAGGTCATGTGATGAACCCGAGACTTTATTTATTACATGTATAAATTGTAAGAATAAATGGAAGCAGGAGGGATAAAAAAAATATTAGATATACTATATAATGCCATATTTATCTACACCATTAATTAAACAAAATTTTGAATCTATAAATATCAATGAACATCTTCGAAACCACAGAGATAACGATAGGTCTAGTCGCCGTAAACGTCGTAGTAAAAATAATTATCTTGGTATTATTGAAAATGAATTATTATGGATAATTTTATTAGTATTGATAATAATTATTATTATTATATTTGTAATAAATAAATAAAAATATGGATTTAAAAAAAATCCAGAATTCTTTATATTTAATAAATTCTTTTTTAATAAAAAAAAATAAAAATATTTTAGATCCTATGTCGTGTATTATAACTTTATCCTTATTATCATTTTATGAAGATAATTGTAAATTGACTATAAGAAATAATTTTGTAGATATCCAAAGACCATTTATATATCAAGGTCTTTTAAGATGGTACGCGAATGATAAAAGAAATGATATATGTTTATTATGTCATCCTATAGAAAAAGCATTAGAATGGTACGATATAGAAGAGTATCATTTAAAAGATATATTAAATGAAAGCTTAAATGGTTTAAAAAAATTAAAAAAATGCTATACTGAGTATTCAATGGATGATATATCTATTATACATAGTATACTTTATTATGAAAGTATAATATTAAAAAAAATAAATAATGAAGATATTTCTAATTTAAATAATAAAAGCGATAAATTTAAGATATTTAAAAATTTATGGGACGTCGATGATATAATATGTATTAACACATTCTTAAAAAAATGTAAGGGGAATTCGGAATGTGAATATTATATAAATGCAATAAAGTCGTTATTAATAGGTAAAAACAAATTGAAAGATGAATTAGTAAATAAAATAATAGATTTATAAGTTTATATTTTTATTTTATTATATAAAATAAAATATAATAATGAGTAATCTTAATTCAAAAGAAATCTTTGATTTAAAACAAAGAGTTTACTATATCGATAAACAGGTTAATCCTTTTTTTAATAAGCAAATAATTCAAATTCAAATGGCCATGACGCAGTTTAATTCTAGATTACGTAATATAGAAAATAAATTACAAATTAATAATACTCCACAACAAGAAGATACACAAACAAATAATACTAAAAATGTAAGTAAAATTACTAGTAAGAATAATCAAAAAAAAACAACAGGTAATAATTATAGTTCTAATATTAGAACAGTAAATTTGGGTTAATATCTATAATAACTTCCATAAGTTGGTCTTAATCCAATCATTGGAGCATTTAAATCAAATCTAAAATTTTGTAAAGGCTTATCATAATTATTCCATTCTTTTCTTGTAAAATTATTTTCCTCTAATACTAACGGAAATGTCTTATCTTTACTTAATTTATCGATAATTATACCACATCTATTACTCACTCTTTTAATTTCTGGATTACCTGCGATGGGTCGTGTATTAACATCTCTTAAGTAACTATAACATAAATTATTCATATAATTTAATTTAGATAAAAAATGAATTTATTTAAATAAATGAATATATATATAATATAAAATAATGACATCCATAGAGCAATATATAATTCATTCATATAATTCAATTCAAAATGCATTTAGAATGTTAAAAAATAGAGGATTTATTATAAATGATAAAGATGATTTTAAGCATTTATTAGGAGATATAGTGGATTTTAATTTGCTATATTCTGATGATATGAATTTTAAATTTGAAAAGGAAGATAAAACTAAAATTTATTGTCAAATATTAAAAAATATAAAAAAGAAAAAAAATCTCCAAGATAAATTATTAGAGATATTAGATGAAACTGATACAGACAATATTATATTTATTGGAGATGATTTACCAATTACATATCAATACGAATTAGAAGATAAGTATAAAAAGAATATAGAATTATTTTCTATAACAGAGCTTAATATAGATGTAATAAATCATATTCTAGTACCTAAACATATACTTTTATCTGAAGATGAAATAAAAAAACTTTTGACGGTATATAAAGAAGAAGATTTACCTAAAATTAAAATAAATGATAGGATTGCTAGATATTATAATGCGAAATCAGGGGATATTTTTAAAATTATAAGAAATAATATGATGGGACGTAATAGAACATCAGGTTCTGGTATCTATTATAGAAAAGTAGTGTTGTAAATTTTTTTTCTAAAAGATTTATATACAAATGGACCTGAATAATATAAAATTTAATAAAATACCACCTATACCAAGTAATATAATTTCATTAAATAAGATACCCAATGGAGTCGATAAAATGTTATTATCTAATATAAAACCACCTAATTCAAAATGTACAAAATTAAATTATTATAATTATAGTAAGTATTTAAAATACTTTAATAATAAAAATAACGATAAATATTTAAATTTAGTAAATACTCAAAATTTACCAACAATACTACAAAATACTGTTAATTCTAATTTTACAAGAGGAAATGTATTTTCATCTGGATTTTACCCAGATGATAACAAGTCATGTACAACAATAAATACTCCTAGAAAATCAGAGGAATATAAAATTTATAATAATACAAATGATCCACATTATCCCGTTCCGAATCATGTAAATGTTCATAATAAAAATTTTAAAATATATCCAAATCAAAATAAATACTTAAGGAAATATCCATATTTTAATATTCCTTATTACGAGCATTATTCTGAAGTTAATTACAAGAGTCAATTTTTTCAGTTATTAATATATCTTTCAGTTATAATAATTATTATTTATTTATTATCATGTATTAATTTATTTAATAATTATTCACATGGTAATAATAATAATAATAAATTAAAAATAAGAAAAAAACAAAATATAAAATATAACTTTATCACATTGGGTATTATTGGAATAATTTGTATTCTACTATATATGATAATTAAAGGATTAATGAAGAATTTAGATGTTGTATTATCACCTAATTGTTCTTCTAATCCCGAATATGATAATAAATTAATAAAAGAATGTAATATAACAAAAACTAGTAATTTAAATACAAATTGTAATAATTGTAAAACTATTTCAAATGAAAATATTTTAAATAAAAAAACATCTTGTTTGTTTGGTGGAAAAGAAGTAGGTGGTGATAAAGAATGCCAAATATATTCTCAAAATACAGAAAATAATAAATCTAATTATGCTGTAGATATGATATTTCCTATTTATTTTCTTTGTTTATTAATTGGTACAAATTTAATTTTATTAGGAAGAAATCCATATGAATCATTGTATATAACATCTATTTTTAATTTTTGTATAATAGGGATAGTATTTATAATAAGTTATTACTTATTAGGAAACGATGAAGCAAAAAAACAATTTGGATGGCAATTGGGAATAGGTGGAATAGAATTAGTATTTTATATAATTACTTCTTATATATTATTTAATTACCTATTTAATGCACTACAATAATCAACTTCAAGTATATCACAAATATCTTTTTCACTATTAATCTCCATTGGAATTTTATTTAAAAATAAACCATATTCGTTTAAGAAATATCCTTTTTCAATCGCAATATTTCTTATTTTTATATTATATTCCATACTACCAGTAAAATACATCAAAGCAGTATAATAAGATTTATAGTCAATAATCCTAATATCTAATCTTCTTGCGATTCCATTCTTTAATTTACATGAACCCATAAATTTTTTATTGGCATTGGGAGTGAGCATAGCATCGTCTATCATAATCTCATTTAATCCTAATAATATTTTCTTCATTAAATTTGACCGTGACTTATGTGATGTAACCAAAATATCTATATCACCACAGTCCTTCTTACCTCGTCTATAAGAACCACATATCTCATAAATTAATTTTAATTCACTAAAAACTTTATCAAATATTATTTTAAATTCATCTATCTCAGGTCTAGGAATCCTTTTATTAAAATCTTCATAATATTTTATTCCTATTATTATATCATCTGTTAATTGTATTTTACTTTCATTATAAGACTTTTTTAAATCATTATAAGTAAAAATACCTATTTTATTTAATTTTTTTGCTTTTTGTGGACCAATACCAATAATATTTAATAATTCATTAATATCATTATTTAATTCTTTTAAGCAACCAGTTGATAAAATTTCTTCTATTCTACAAGAAATTTTATTACCAATTCCTTTTATTTCCAATGCCTCCTCCTTAGAATTTATTTCATTTGGATGTTGTTTGATAGCATAAATTGATTTCTTTATAGCATTAACTTGAAATTTATTTTTTGTTGGGTCATTTTTAGATTGTAAATATAAACTATTTAGACTATCAATAATTTTATTATTCATATAGTCTTTTATATAATATTATATTTATATATTAATATATTAATATAGATGCTGGATACCATAGTAACAGATATAATAACAAATAATAGTATAGTAGAGAAATCTAAGACAAATAGTGATGCGGCTAAGTTAATATCTACATCATTATTTTCACAATATAATACGTTCTTAAATCCAAATGAAGATATACTTAATAATAGAAATAGAATGTTATTTTTATTAAAAGAAAAAAATGATTATAAAAAAAAAGTTATTTATTCACAAATATCTATAATATTATTAATAATATTATTAATAGTTAGTATACTATATTCAAGTAAATAATATTTTATTATATTATAATGATAAAAAGATGTGGAATGACAATAGAACAGTGTAAAAACTCTTTTAATATTGGTACATGGGATTCTAACAACGATAATCCAAAAAAGGCTAATGGGTGCTATAAAAATAAAAATAATAACTATTATTTTGGAATGATTGGACGTGTTGATGCCAGTGATGGAGCATTTGATACTACTTGTACTAAGCAACAACTAGGACCTGATTATACCCGCGTAACTATAGATGATTATGCGTCTAATAAATTACTAGAAAATAAGAAAACGAGTCTAGGAGTTAATGAAAATATAAATAATATTTTCACAGATGTAAGAACACTTGATGACTATATTACAAGTAAGACAAATGATAATAATAAAAAAATAAAAGAAAAAGATATTTTTTATACTGAAGAATATCTTAAAAAACAAGATATTTATTTAAAACGAAGTAGAATATCTAAAGTGTTAAAATATTTAATAATATTTTTAATTTTATTATTAGTATTAATGATAGGATATTTTATATACAATAGTACTTCTAATAATAATAATAATAATAATAATAATAATAATAATAAAATTAGAAAAATTAGAAGAAATAATAATAATAATAATAATAATAATAATAATAATAATATTAGAATAAATAGGGGAAATAGGAAAAATATGAGTTTATTAAATAAATTATTATTTAAACATGAATAATTCTCCACAAATCATTCATTGTTGGTTGACTAGTTCCTTCAACAACCGAACCATTTTTCCTTAAGAATAATGAAAATTTAATATTTTGAATAAAATAAGTATTTTTATTTAGATTATTAAATTTTTTACATAATTTATTTAATTCTATTTTTAAATATGTTCTTATAACTTCACTATTAATAAAACTTAATTCTTGTTTACATAAATCTTCAATATTATTTACATTTTCATATATTTCTTTATTATATCCATTTAATTGAAATAATGCAGTTTCTTCTAATTCATTAGGCAATTTACTTTTTTGAACTTTAATTTTATTAATAATTATCTGGGGAATTTTTGTTAATTCTTTTTTTAGAAATTGCTTAAATAATACTTTATTGTTAAATGTTAATAATTTCCATTTATTATCACATAAAATAAATTTACCATCTTCTGTTTTACAAGTATCATTTTTATCAAATGATAAATTAACTTTAGCATCTATATCCATAGTTAAATAATATGAAACTTCTGTGTCAGTTTTAATAAAATAATCACCTTCTTCCTCAGTTAATTTATATATAGTAGGTTTATTATTTACATATGACGATTGTAAAGTATTATTTATATCATATGATAAATATTCATTGGTTGGATATGTTTGAATAGTGACATTTTTATCTTTAAATTTATCAATATATTCATTTGCTCCAATATTGTTTAATATTTCATCAGTAAAATTATCACTCATTGACAGATACTCTATTTTATTAAATGATACACAAATAATAATTAAAATTATTAATAATATAATAAATAATATTTTATACATATATATTTATTATATAAAAACTTTATAATTTATTATACCATATTTTTATACATATAATCTACTTCATAGCACAAGCAATTCAATATGAATTGCTATTTTCTTTTAGAAATCTTTATGGAAGTCCCAATCGCGGTCATCTTTACGTAGTTTCTTAAAGCAACCAACTGTTTTAGGAGAATGTAATTGCTTATAGAAGCCATAATTAGATTTAATATACTTTTCAAATTTATTAACTCCTTTATGTAAAACATCATCTACAATTATCATTCCATCAACTTTAACTAGTAAATCAGCATAAAAGAAATCTACTAATGTATAGTCAAAAGTATGCCATCCATCTATGAATATAAAATCAAAACTACCCTCACCATATTCTTCTAATAATTTAGGCAATGCTGTATAACTCTTCTCTTCCATTAATGTATGATTTTTCGATAAAGAAACTTCTTTTATTAACTTAAGACCCATATTATTCCATTGTTCTGTTTGATAAGGATCGATTGATATTAGAAAGTTATTTTTATAACTTTGAATAGCATTTAGTATATACATAGCAGATATACCAAATGCTAAACCTACTTCAACACATTTCTTATAATCGTATTTTTTTATCATTTTAAATAAGAATTCACCTTCTTTAAAGTTAACTGACGAATGAACTTTTGTTAGTTTATTTTTATATATTATCTCCTTGCCTATTATAAGTAAATAAAATTGTAAAGAACTTTTATATTGAGAAATTAAATTATTAGGAATAAGGTCAATATATTTTATTAAATTTTTATAAAATAATAACTTAAAATCTTGAAATTTTTTATTATAATATAAATTAACTAAATGTGAATAACCATTAATATTTTCTTTATAATATTTTTCAATAATTCCAAGCTGGGGGGTATTAGTAATATTAAATTTTTTACCATCTAAATATTCTTTTAAAATTTTTATATTAATAATAGGATTAAATTTTTTGTAATATAAATATATTAACCCCGTCGATTCTATATATATTTCTAACTCTTCAAATAACTTTAATCCTAAATAAATTATATTTAATGTTATTTTATTACAAATAGCAAATAAAGATAATAATAAATTACCATTAGTCTTTACGTAATTAAAACAACTTAAATATACTAATAAATTATATTTATAATTAATTTCTTCTCTTTCACAATAATTAAGATCTTTGATATCTTGAAAATATTTAATAGTAGATAATAAATATTTATATTTAGTAGGTTTATTAATTTTATTTGAATTATATTGCTTTATTAAATTACAACAAGATAAATAATTACTTGAATTCAAATAATTTATTGATTTAACAAATTCTAAATAAACAGCTTCTTTTGGATTTATTCCATATATATTTCTTATAAATTTATCACGAAAGATTGATTTATATATTTTAGAATTAAATGTTTCCTCATATATTTTACTATAATCAATATTATATTTAACCTCATTCATTTTTTTTCTGATAGCATCATTTTTTAATCCAATCTCAAAATTAAAATTAAAATTAACTTTTTTATTTTCTTTATCATTTCTATTAATTCTAATCATTATAGTTTATAGTTTATATTTGTATAAAAAATTCTATAAAATAATAAGTATGTGGTTAACTATTATTTTACTTGTCATTGTTTCTTTATTTTTAACAAAAGATTATATTTTTATAAAAATTATAGAAAATAGTAATAATATTAAAGGTTATGTAGACATAATTAAAGATAATTTTAATATTAAAATAGTTGTAATAAGTGTTGTAATATTATATTTTATTTATGATTTAAAATACTACTATAAGATTATTATCATTGGATTAATAATCGCTGGAGTAAATTATCGTAAAAATTTAAATTATGCTTTAAATCAACTATTAAAACTTAAAGATGGTGATATTTATATTAATCATTTTAATATAATATAAAATATAGATGTTAGACAAATTAACTAAAATGTTTAATAACTCTACTTTTTTAATTGCTATAACTTTATTATTAATGAATATTGGAGGAGGGTATATGAAAGAAGAAATACCTGATTACATAGAAGATATATTAAATACACCTATGTTAAGAAGATTTTTTATATTTTTATTTGTACTAAGTTATACAAAGGATATTGGAACAGCTATTGTCATTACTTTATTATTTATATTAATATTTAGTTATTTATTAAATAATAAAAGTAAATATTGTATTTTATCAGAAAGATACACAACTAAAAGACAAATTACAGAAGCAGAATATATTAGAGCAATGAATACAGTTCAATTATTTTTAAAAGAAAATAAAAAAATTCATAGGTAAAATTTTGCGTATATAAATATATAATACTATCTATTATATATTTAATAATGGATGAACAAATTCAAAATCAAAATATAGATGTATCTAGCGAAATAAAAACAATTCCTGTAGATGGAATGGATTTATTATCTAACAAAAATAAATTTGTTGAAAAACAAAATAATAATAATTATAAAGAAGAAGAAATAGAGGATTCGTGTAGTGAAATTGATGTAGATGATGCATCAGATGTTGAAAGCTTAAGTAGTGTAAGTGGCTCAGAATTATCCGTAAGTAGTAAAGAAGCATCAGTTGCATCTGATGACTACGATGAAGAGAGTTTCGAAGATATTCAAAGAGAAAAACAAGAATTATTATTTAAATTAAACAGACTTGAAAAATCTGGATATAAACCAACTAAGCATTATTCTATGGATTCTCGAATTGAAGATATTAGAAGTGAATTTAAAACACTAAAAAAACAAAGAGATTTAGAAAAGAGTATTAAATTTTCTAGAGAAATGCTTATGGCATGTGTCGGAGGTATAGAGTACTTAAATGGTAAATTCGATCCATTAGATGTTAAACTTGATGGTTGGTCAGAAAGTATTATGGAAAATGTGACAAACTACGATGACGTATTTGAAGAATTATATCACAAATATAATGAAAAAGTTGATGTTGCTCCAGAAATTAAACTAATTATGATGGTGGGTGGAAGTGCTTTTATGTATCATTTAACTAATTCTTTATTTAAAACAGCAATGCCGAATGTTAATGAAATTCTAAAGCAAAATCCTGGACTAATGGCTAATATACAACAAGCAACAATGAATTCGATGGGAGGTGGACAACAACAACAACAACAACAAGCATCAGGTAATATGTTTAGTAATATGATGGGTATGATGGGTGGTAATAGAGAAGCACCGTCTAGACAAGCTACTCCCATGGAAAAACCTACAAGAGATATAAATACTTCAAGAAGAATGAATGGCCCCACTGGTGTTGATGATATTCTACATCAACTACATGGAAAAGGAAATAAGGGTAAAAGAGGTATTGATTTAGGAATTTAATTAAATTTTATAACTAATTTATAAAATCCTTTATATCTAGACTATTATTTATATTTGTTATGATTATTAAATATTATTCTTTTTTTTTTTATTTTTTTTATTTTTTTTTAAATGTAATATTTCATTTATCTTGAATTAGGTCTTCGATTGTAAAATTTATAAATTTTGGGTCAGACGTAAAACCAGGTGGTTCTACTACTTGTAATTGGAATAACGGAGCAAATTTATTATAACTATCACTATTAAATACAATCTTCTCTACATTATTTGTTTTAATTTCTGCATTAGGGAAATTAAATTCATATGAGTATACTATTGAAGGGGCACTATTCTGATAACCGATTACATAAAAAGTTTTCAAACCGTTTAGAGGAATCTGATTATCGACACCATTCGTACTGATAACAACCCCCCTGTGTTCGCTATCCTGATGAATATTTTTCCCATCTATAGATAGACCAAATACACTAGATGGAATATTATTTGGTATTTTTATATTTATTTTATCATAAGCCTTGCCTAACTTATAAGTAAATAATGTAGGTGAAAATTTTACCTGTGGCAGAATTTGTGTATTTCCGTCAAATAATTCTATGCTAAAATCAGGTTGTTCTACAATATAAGGAGAATTTACTAAATTAATTCTCCACAACCACTCTTGCTGATTCACAGGAGCAGCAGTTTGAAATAATTTAAAAACCAAGGTGGGTACATTATTTTTCCCAGTTGTATTGAAAGTAATTGTATTAGTATTTGGGTGCCATTGCGTACCTACTGGAACATTATAATTGGGTCCTATACAAAATGATGACTGGAAATAATTAAGATAAAGATCATTTTCCAAGTCGAATGTTAATTTTGTTATCGTTTTGTCATTTAATTTTATATTTTCTGGCATATTATATTCCCTATTTTTCATTTGCGTTAAATCAATAGTTTTGGGAACTTTATATGTACCATCCGATGTTGTAATTTGCAAATTTGAAAATTTAAGACTAGAAATTGCAACCTTGGTGGGGTTATTTGGTAGTAATGGTCTAGTTATTGAATTTTCCCCGCCCCATGATTTTGGAATTGTAGTATTCCTCGTTGGTGATGGTACAGTTATATTTTTATAGTAATACAAAAAATTATTATTATCGGCTTGTCCTGTTTTAATATTCATATAATATGTATCACCTGGTTGATCTGGACTCTGTGTAACGTTAGGTCCAATGTTAATACTAACTTTACTACACTTATATGGAGGATGCGGCACTGCACCGATTGTTTCATCTATAACTGAAGCCAATCCAGCATTTACATTTTTAGCATTAATATTTAATAATAGTTTGGAATTGTTGTCCTTGGGGTTATTATTATTATTATTATTAAAATCAGTGAAATCTATATCTAAAGTCATAGTATCTTTCGTATTTCTTTTTATTATGTAATTAGATATATTAGGTTTAGGTGTAGGAATAATATAATCTAATATATTATCCGATTTTCTTTTTAATGTAGTTATTAATGTAGTATACACTATGTGTTTTATACTAGGTATAGATAACTGCGATTGTGGTGTAAATACTCCCTCTCCATTGTTAATTGTAAAATTTACATCTTGTATATTACCACTGGCTGCAGTTGTAGATATATTTCCATTATCATCATATGGGAAACCATAACTTAATTGTAATGGATATTGTGCTATAAAATGTGCTATATATGAATATAAATTACAACAATTAAATTTACTTATACTGATACTTTTACTATATAAAAGTGATGTGAAATTTTTTAATCCATTATAGTCACTTTTATTGTTTGTTGACCACTTACTTGAATTCTTATCGTCTTTAGTATAATTATTTAAGTCTGTAAACAATCCTTTAAAATAATTATTAGTAGTGCTAGTGAAGTCAGTATTAAATATTTGATTTACGTGATAAAATGTATATCTATTAAGCAAAGGTCTACATATCCGATCTATCTTCGAAGAACCTTGATTAGCTCGCGCTAAAGTGTATTTCAAAATATTATTACTATAATTTTTTGCCAAATCTTTTTGATCCATTATAACATAATGCATATTTGCCCTAACAAAAAATGCAGACATGGCTGGTCGTATGACATTTATCCATTGTACTGGAGCTGGTTTTGCTCCAGTCAATGAAGTTATATCTGTATCTGTAATGGATTTTTCATATATAACTTTACTTTCATCTATACCTCCGAAATATTCAGGTCCAGCATCTTGAACACACCCAGATGCCAATGTATAACTATATGCTGAAAAGGATAGAGATGTATCACTTCCCTTAGTTGCAACTGGTGGTTGTCCTGCTACTGTCCAACCTTGAGGGTTCCATGCATTGTGCAAGTGATATTGTATAGTATCTATATAATTATTGTTATTTACTATAAGTGTATTTGATTTGATATTATGTAGAGCAGTATATAATACTGAATTTTTATTAATTGCAAAATCGGGTATTAAATATATAAAATTAGAAATTAAATTATTGCTCTTACTATTAATATATGGATAAGTATGTCTTGTAAAATATAACCACATTCCTACTTTACGTTTTTTTACATCATTATCGAAAAAATGTCTAGTATAATATGTTTGTAATAAGTCTTTATAATTACTACATTGTGACTCCTTATCAAAATGTGGGTTATTTCCATTAGTACCATAAATAACCTTTTTCTCATAAGCAACACTATCATGATCAGTGTTAAATTGTTCACTAAGAACACTGAATTTTGTAGTCAATGAAAATATATCAGATTTACTTTGTAAATTTAATTTATTAACAAAATATGTTATTTTATCAGTTTCTCTTTTAAATGGAAGAGAGAAGTATATACTCTCATCTATAGTCATCTTATCTGCGGTTAGACGAGAAGTGTCATTTTTACTATTTAATGTATTTAGTACATCCTTATTAGTAAACTCACAATTAATATTTGTTATAATTGATTGTATATTACCAATAAGCGTTGTATTAATATCACATATATCTTCTACGTAAGTTAAAAATATTCCAGAGTTCAATTTATTTAATTTTTTAAGAGATGGATAAACTTGGAGTGGAAAGCTGGGTGCAGGCCATTGTATATTATTATATTTTTTTTCTAAGTCATTTGATATAAATGAATTTTTATTTGCCCATGTATCCCATGCTTTACTCATTGGTTTTGGTTTATCATCATCTTCCACAACCGCAAAATTCCAATATGTATTATTTCTATTAGATATATACATAAAATCATCACCTAACAAATTTATACAATAATAATTATAACTATCTATCATTTGATACCATCCATCAAAATTACTAATACTTTGACTCGGATCTAAAATTTTCTGAGGTGCTATATATGTACCACCCCAATTTGAAAAATCACTAGATCTTACAGGACATAAATTATTAGTTACCAAATCAGTTATCGATGGTAATGAAAATATAGGATTTTTATTTACCAATAAACCAGTTGATTGTATATAAAATTTTAGTTTTTCTTCATTTAAAATAGTATTATCTACTTTTAATTTTATAGCATCAAAAAAATCACTTAGTTTAAAATTACTATTAGGTTCATTATATATTTGAAAATATGGAAATACACCACTATTATAATCCATCTTTATATTATTATTCATCTTTACCACCTTATTTATATCCATCTGACTCGTATGAAATATTGAAATTATTTGATTATAAGAGTTAAAATGGGTATTATAATTTACTGTTGCTTTTTGTAGAGTGTTATCCCTAACACCGGATATTTCTAATTTACAAGGGGATTGAATATTATCTACATTGGTCGTGTTCAAAAATATATCCGGTCCTAGATTGGCTAATATCCCATTCGCTCCCATAGTAATTTCCATATCACACATATAAATATTTTTAGGCTGGTTTATAGATTTATCTTGATAAAGATATTTATATATATTTAAATTAGGTTTATTAAAAGTCATCCACGTTGTACCTCCCTGATACTGAGATTGTATTTGATATTCAAAATCACCTCCTAATAGAGTATAATGTGCGTTTGCAAACATCCAGTCCATTATATTGGTCTTGTTAAAACCTTTCTTGTCTGGCATAAGATAATAAGATGAATTTGGTATTTGTATTTTCATAGTAAGAATTTTTGTTGTCTGACTCAATGCAATACCCGTATACTCATGGATAGTATTCGCCAGGTGCTTAGTATATAATATATTATACGCATCGGATATAGTAAATTTTAAATTTAATGCTGCGTTTAAAAACTGAGAATATGAAATATTCGTTTTAGTAACGTCTGGATTTATAAACTTACTATCATATGTATACATCAATAAATAATCTGAAGCCCTACTTATATCAATATTACCATAATCAACTATTAATTTTTTTATATTATATAAAGGTGCAAAATTATCAGTTGTATCTATAGATATTGAATAATTACATCCATTATTATTTAAGTAATTGTTAACAACAGACGGTTCCGCAGCTATATTGTTAAATAAAATGTCCTTAAAATACTTTAGTATTTGTGTATTCTGGGGATTTTCATGACTATAATCGATATTAAATTCAGTTGTTAAGAATTTTGAAGGAGTGTTATTAGTATGTTGACCGATTGAAAATGTATAATCTTTAGAAGCCTTTGTCTCTGTGTTTAATACATGTATGACAAAATTACTTGGACTATTTAAAATTTGAACAATTTGCTTATTAGTAAACTTGTTTTGAGGCTTGTTTTGATCATATACTTGTAAGCCTGTACCGAACTCTACCTCATAATATATATCAACTGTCGTATTAAATATATTAATTGTATAATTAACGGTATTTGAAGAGAACTCTGGTTTCAGTGTAGCAATGGTTGGTATTAGATTTCTATTTTTATCGCATAATTCAAAGCTAGTTAATACTGGTTCCAATGGTTCATATGTAAAAGTAAATTTATATGCTTTTGAAAGGGGTAATCCGTCTTTATTCATTAATTGATATATATCTAGAACATTGGTCCCGGGGTTTAAAGGAATTGGTATAGTTACCATACTACCAAAGGCAATATGTTGGATTGCGCCTGGACCTCCAGCATCATTAAATCTATAATAAAAAGCATCAGCATTAATAGTCCCATTAATGCATACCTGTATGCTATTTTCATTAATACTATCAGATATATTATAGTCATATACATCTTCACTATACTTGGGTGTAATAGAAATGGAGTCCTTGTTTTTATTATATAAGTTTATATGAAATTGAGGAGCAATTGATTTAAAAGTGTATATTTTCTGTACGGTGTTGATTTTGTTTAATATTGTAATATTCATCGGAGAAGTAATTATTAAGGGATATGTCTGATTACTAACCATTGTAGCATTATTTGAATCAGAACATACTAATATATCAACAGGAACCCAAGTTACTTTAAAATACAAAGCAAGAGATGGGTTCGTATCGTGTATAAGAATATCGTAATTGGATGTCTGTGAATCGAAAGAGTTGTCTAGTTTAGCCACTTTATCTGAAAGTGGATTTCCATTTAGGTCACATAATACAAAGGTATTTAATACTGGATGAGTATATCGGTTGTAATAATTAAATGTTAAACTATATATGTTATCTTCACTTTTATATACATTTAAAGTATGTTGCCCTGTTTTTAAATTTTCTAAACTGAATGATGCCTCATTGTTTAGAGCTTGCGACGGGGGCGTCTCGTCATCAAGATAATTATATAGTATATCATCATCTGATTTTACACTGGTCGTGACCTTTAGGTCTACATTTTGACAACTTAGGACTTCCGCAATCTTATAATTTTTATTACTTGCTTGAAAGACTGGTGTAAAACTGAATGGTTTTGGTTGAGGTCCATCTACATTATACAGCTCAATACCAGTCATAATAGAGGGAGTCGGTGGATCAAATTTAAACTTGTATGTTTTCGTATCCTTAGTATTTTTATTATTTGTAATCACGAGTGTAAATTGATAAATTTTTCTTGGAGTATAAGAATGGCTTTCATTGGGTTTTAGAGGTTGCTTATAATTTCCTATTATTAACTTTATAGTAGTATTTATTGGGTCACTAGTGATTATAGTTATTGGAATTGGCTTATCCATATCGACAGAGCCTAAGTTATACATTGCTTTATAGTAATCCCATGTAAATAAGTTATAGTTAAATGAATCCTTTATAATGACATCTAATAATGTATTTTGTAAGCTATTTTGTATCTTAAATGGATTATTAGTGGGGAAAATAACATTTATGCCATATAATTGATTATTTTTATTACTTAATAGGAAATTCTTAAATAGACCATCTCCATTTAATAAAGATGGTAAGTTCTTATTAAATGTAACATTATTATTAAATAAATAACCATAAAAGGGTATATTATTATTATAATTAAAAATAATAGGTAATTTTGTTTGTTTATTATTATTAACAATTGCATTTATATTCGCGCTGGATACATTTGGAATAGATACGTCAATAAAATCATAATTAGAATTACTTGCATTCCATTGTAATTGTAGATTTTTTTTAATAATTGATAAATAATTTGATGGTCCATTAACTAAATTATTATTTACTGGAACAATCTGAATAATGGGAATCTGATTAATATCTGATAATAAACTCTTAATTAAGACAAGCCCCTTTTGAGATATAGCATCTCCTGAATATGTTACCGACTGTTGATAAGGTTTATCATTAGGAAGTGAATGTAGTCTAGAATTATTATTACTATACGTCTTACCATCATTAAAATAATTAGTAACTAATTTTGTTATACTTATATCCTTATTTGTATTTTCATATATATACTTTATTAATAGTGTATTATTTATAGGTAAAAAATCATAATATTTATTATTTATAAGCTTTGGAATACAACTATTCTTACTTAGATCTAAAACATATGTCGGTATAGTTGTTATATTATCCCCAGATGTGATTACATTTTCCTTCTGTAAGTGCGTGAAAACTTTAGTAGCATTATCCTTGCCCCAGTTATCTGTACTAAATTTACTTACCTTTCCAGTTAATAAGACTGTTTGTACTGGTGATATATATTCTATATTAAAACCCTTATATTTATTAGCGTTTTTATAAAAATTAGTATTAGGTCCTTTTGGTGAATAGTGCACTTTTAAGCATATATTAGTCTTAATATACGAGCTACATTCTAATGTAAAATTAATATCTTCGGTTTTTTTTATATTTCTTACTTTAATTTGATTATTCTGTACCGCTATATTAGTATTAGGGTTAGTTAGCGTGGGATTAATTTTTTTATTTAACAATAGTGTTAATGTAGTTTTACTTATCGTTATAAGTTCAGTTATAGTAACAGGACCTAATCCAGAATTTGGAGGGACCTTTACTATTCCTATACTTTGGTTAAGACCTTTAAAATCTATTGCTTTTAAATTAAAATTATAGGTTAAATTTAGAGTAAAAATATTAGTATTATTCGATGATAATATTAACTGTGGAGATCTAGAATGAAGAGTTATCTCATTTATATTAATCTTATAATTAACTGTTTGATAATTTTTTGATAATGTAAAAGTATTATTATTAATCTTAAAAATATTATTACCAGAGGCTACTTTAATTTTATAAGTACCAAATATACTAGTATCTAGCTCAAACTCTAATTCAATCGATAGGTCATCATCTATTTTAATAATATCAAAATTAGTACCGTCTCCATTTATATAAGTATTAGACTTTAATTTTATAAATTTATCTATAGAAGGAATATCAGCGGAGGTATATTTAAAGCTATATTTATTCATGAACATTTTAACTAATTTTGACATGGGATAATTTTTTTCATCAATAATATTCGAGGCTGGAATATTATTAGGTTTGTCTTTCTTATTAAATAAAATCAAATCAAAGCCTTCAGGTGGGCTTGATTTATTAAATATAATAGTATTATTATTATCTATTTCCTTTATACAAGTAGGTATTGATATATAATAGTATATGAGAGTATCTTTAAAGACATTTAAGTTATATGTAGATGTAGTATTACTTATATTAATAATATTACCTATATTTGTTCCAATTGTAGGTAATGTAGGTAATGTATATGATTGTAATTTAAATTTTAACTCATTACCCACATCATATGGTGCAAAAGCTATTAAATCTCTACTTATTAAATTTATAAAATGTAGATTAGTAAAATTTGTAATATCTTTATATGCTTCTATATCTTTTATATAGTCACTATTATTTTTTTTTAATAAAGTAATAGAGTTATCATTTCCTATATCAGTTAGTGTTTCTAAATTATATAGAATATTTATATTATTTCGTATTGCATAAATGTTTTGTATCTTTAATTTTATATCATTAAGTCTGTCAGATATGCTATTTATATTAGTATCAGATGATAACAATTGGGAGCAATTATTTATTGTTATTTCATCGTCTTTAATTACTTCTATATTTACCTGAGGTTTTACATCAAAATTTATTAAGTCATGTTCCACATTATTTCCGTCAGTGTCTGTAATTCTTAATTTAATATAATTAACCTGGTTTATATTTAAAATTAACTTTAAATTTTCCAAATCAAAAGTATTATCTTTTAAGAATTTAATTTTATTTTTAATTAATGTATTATTAAGTAAAATATCATATATATGTTTTGGATTATATTTTAATATATTTATTACTAAAGATATAAATATATTAAAAGTTGATAGAGAATTATCGATATAAAACAATTCGTTATTTATTGAATAATTAGATAAAATAATTGGTTTGGGTTTATGTTGATTATCAAAAGGGATTGAAATATAACTAGCATTAGATGGTATTGTAAATTTCGTAGGTTGTTCATTTGATATCGTATAAAAATAAAAATTTACAGATTGAATAGTTTCATTTATTGGATTTGGTGGTTGGGCATCAATTATTTTAATTTTTAAAACATTATTTGGTGATAGTAATGGATGTATTGTAAAAATATTAATATTTTTATAATCTGACCAATAATTAGGTAAAGATGTATCTGGAAGTATAGTAATTCTAAGTTGCGTATTATTTATTAAATCTTGGGAAAATAATAATTTAGTATTATCTAAATATATATTTAAGTTAATTTTATCTATTGGAATTATTTGTGAATTTAATAGAAAAATAATTTTATCATTAAAAATATGAGATAAAATATTAATAGTATTATCTGAGTTTATTTTATAATCATTCGAAGATATATTACTTGGACTTATGGTCAATGATGGGGTATTAATTGTTATTTTAGTAGAAGGAATATAATTACTTGTATCTCTTAATTCTAAACTTACTGGTTTATTAAAATCATAAAGTAAATATTCAAAGAATCTCTTTATTTCGGTATTAGTATTATTGTTATCTATTATTGAAATATTATTGTCGTCGCCTGAAATTTGTCCATTTGAAAATTTAAAACTATATTTAAAATTCCCATCTTCTTGTTTATTATAATAAAGACTTAAATTTTTCAACTCTTCATAACTATTAAAGGTAAAAGTTATACTTTCTATTTCTGATATTTGATTATAAGAATAATCATTTTTTTTATGTAAACTTTTAGATTCTATTTTAATAAAATCGTCGGTTCCAAAATTATTAGAAATTGTATATTTATTTGATTTATCTTGTATATGTATAATTAATTTGTTATTATCAATTAATTTGTACGTATCTAGCGTAAATAATTTTGGATTATCTTTATTTTGATTAAAGTTGGATGATTTTAAATTACTTTTATTAAAACAAAAAGTAACTTTTTTTAATGTGCTACTTTTTAGTTTATAATTCATATCTAAAAAATAATCTGATTTTGCTTTATCTAAAATAATTGAATTATTAGATAAATTAGGCTCATAAAAATATTTTTTAGAATCATTTTCAAAGGAAACATATTGTAGATACGGATCATCATATAATAATTGAATAGTATAATTATATCTCGTTTCATTGGTTATAACTACAAAACTACATACTTGCTTTTCTACATTAAATTCATAAATATTCTTAACAGGATTTATTGGATTTATTAAGTTATTATCTTGTTGAATTTCTATATCTTCGCTTATTTTAGATATTAAAAATCTAATTTTTGAAGTCATAGTACTTTTACATAAAATTGTGTCATGGTAATTAGATGAATTAGTTTTAGATGTATTCTTAATTTCATTTATATTACTTTGGCAATTTAAATTATTTAATGTAAAATTATTAGAATTTTGTGGATTTATTAAACCACCTGATAGAAATGTATAATCATTTTCAATACAAATAAATTTACTAAATGATACTGTATTTTCTAAACTAAAAATAATATTAGTAATTTTATTTTTATATTTAAAACTTAAGGTATTATTATTTAAATTACCAATCGTCCACAATAAATTCCTCTCAAATAATTTATAATTTAAATTATCAACTGAATAATATACAGCATCTTTATTATTTGAATATACATCAAAATATAATGTGGTAGTTAAATCGTATTTAAATGTATAATATTCTTCTATTTTATCTGAATTGTGATTTAATTTAATATTATTATTATAAATACTATCAGTTCCTATATTTTTAATAATATTTAATGGTGTTAATATCCCATTTGTTAATGTATTAACTATTATATATCCATAATCTACATTTGTATTATCTCCTTTAATAGTTGTACTTAGAATATTATTATTTAACTTAACCACATAATCAATATTATTTAATTCAATATTATTTTTTACTATAGTATCGTTCGTATAAAATTCCCCACTTAAAGTAATATTTTTACCATCTACGTGATTTACAAATTGTAATATATCATACATTGAATACAAATTAATATTATTTAATAAATTGTTATTAATTGGTAAACTTATACTAGAATAAAATATACCATTTTTTTTTGCTATTATGTCATTATCAATATTTACAATATCATTATTTGGAATAAAAGAAAGATAATCTATAATTTCTGTGGATTCATAATAAGGATCAGTCATTATTAGAATAAACGTATTTTTATTTATTTCTATAAATTCACCTGAAGGAACTTTACCATTTACTACATATACTAATGAAGGATTTCCACATAATTTAACTTTACAATTCATTGGGACACTAATAGAATTTTTATCAAGAGATATAGGTATTAATTTTTTTTCTTCCATTAAATAAAACGAAAGAAACTTACTTTTGACAGTACTAATAGATCTGATTGGTATAAATTCACTATAATTATTTGGAAACAAATAACGAGTCTTAATTACTAAATTATTATCTGTATTAAAATTATCTGAATAATTAACATGATTATTAAAAATATTAATTTGGTTTTCTAAATCTTCTATTTTAACATATTCATAAATATTTTCAATTAAATTACTTTTATTAATTTTTAATATATCATTGTTTTTTAAATTAATATCTACATGTGGATTTATAAATCCAATTTTAATATTTTCATCTAAAGTATCTATATTAATTTTATTAGAAAAATGTTGAATAATCAAATCATGCTCTGTATTAACACCAGTATTTATTGTACTATTTATTTTAGTTTTATGAATATCATAGATATCAGTGATATAAGAAGTATTATAATATATATTTAATAAGTAACGTATATTATAATCACCTCGTGGTGATTTAATCTCTAATAAAATTATTTCTTTATAATTAATCTGCTTAGTATCTTTAAAACCTATCTGATTAATATTTATGTTTAGATGATTATTATTTTTATTTGAATACGGAATTTCACTATTTATTATTTCATTATTATTTATTGTGTATAATTTTTTTGTAATAATAGTTGAGTTTATCGGTAATTCTATAATTGGTATCTGAAGCTGATTGTAAGATGGATCAATTAAATAATCAGCTGTAATCAGTAATGTGGATGATTTGTTATACATCTTTCGCGATACAGTATCATGGATTAAATTTAAATCTTGTATTGAACCTACTTCTTCTATTAATAATGATTCTATAGCAGCGTTATTGTTTCCACAAGGATAACATATTTTCTTAAATCTTGAATGAAAAAATATATTAGCATTCAAAGCATTTTTAACAGGAATCATTTCCCCAATTTCGTTTTCAACTATAGCATTTGGATTATAAAGTTTGCCTTGAAATATATAATATATTTGTGCATTTGAGCTTTTCCACATGTATTGAAATTGATTAATAATGTCAATATATTTACCTATAATAGATGATCTTAATGATTCAAAAATTAAATAATTATCCATACATGTCATAGTAGGCACTTTTCCCTGTATTTTCCAAGTAATAAAGGGACTACACATATCAAGTCCGTTACTTCTTTTTTCTATATTTCTTTTTATTCTACTTACAAAATCTAATAAATTATTAATGATACCTTGGCTATACAATTGTCCAAATATTTTATTAGGTGTTGTAAATACAGGTACATCATTTCCAAAATATGGAGTTATTTTCGATAGCAATTCTTTCCCCCTATTCATATATATATATAATATAATATATTATATTATAATTACGAATGAATATATAGAATATATAGAATATACTATAACTATGATAAAATAAGTAATTCTGTATTTGCATCTAGATACTCTTCCCAATTTTGCTTAGTACCACCATCATAGGCGAAAGCATATTTATTTGATATTAACCAATCACCTATATTATCACCATCATTAATTTCTACAAGTAATCTTCCATATTTATCAAATTTACCACATTCTACATCAACCACTTTATCCATAATTCTTTTTAAAAGTATATCCTTAACTATATAACCATATTTCTTTTCTTTTTCATTTTTGCTTCTAAGTTCTGGTGTATCTATTCTAGATATTCTACAAGTCCACTTATACATTTTATTAAAAACAGGGAATACAATATGAACTGAATCCCCATCATATACTTTTACTACTTTGCCTTTTATTTTCAAACCATCTAAAGTAAATGGTTTAATTGTATTATCTATATTACTCCAATCCATAATTTAATTATTAATATATTAATTTTTTTATATAATAAAAAATGAATGTTTTGCTTGAATATTTATTTATATATCAAATGAATTTTAGAATTAGTCATTTTCCAAATAGAATATTTGTTAGATTATATAATAATGATGATTTTATAGGTAAGTACGAAATAAATAAATCGATAAATTATCTATACAATTTATTTGTTGTCAAGAAAAAAAGAAATAATGGATATGGCAAAGACCTTATAGAACATGCTAAAGCACAAAATAAAATATTTTGTCTTGAAGTTAATGGTGATAATGAAATCGCCAAGAAATTATATAATAAATGTGGGTTAAATAAAACAATTCCTTATTATAATTCCAAATCAGATTCTTATAAATATCACTGGTCCAAATAATAAGTTATTTAAAAAATTAAATAGTTTTAAAAGTAATAAGTTATTATAATAAAAAAATGACATTTTTTTCTTTTAAGCGTAAAGAAATGGAAAAACTAAATAATATATCTATAGGTTTTTTTGGAGCACCTGAGGTAGGTAAATCAACATTCCTTCATTCTTCTAAAAAATTAAACGATAGAACTTATAAAATGTCTAAAACATATAAAGCAACTTCTACAAAAGAAGAATTAATATTATTTTATGATGATTTTATGTTTAGTCTCATTGACTTACCAGGACATAATAATATAAAAAATATTCAAAGAACTAAGAAATTTTTTTCTCAAAAGTCTGATGCATTTGTAGTTATGATATGTAATATTACATCTATTGAGGAAGATATTATGAAAGAAGTTAATAAAATTAAAAGTTATTGTGGTGATAGTTGTGATAAACCTATTTTCATAATTTTTAATAAGAAAGATTTATTTAAGGGAAAGGAAAAATTGATTATGTCAGTTATTGAAGGACTAAATCTTAATAGGCGTTATAATGGTAATATAGTATATGGATTAATCTCATTGTGGGAAAATAAATACTATGGAGAAGATCATACAAAAAAAACACGTGGTTATATTGAAGCAAGGAATCCTATTATATATGTTTATGAATACATTATTAATGAAATCAATAAAGATTGGGTATATTCTAATTCTCCAATTTACTTAAAAAAATAAAACCATATATATTCAGATAATATAAGAAAATCAGCTATGGATACATTACGTGAATATATTGTAAAAAATATTGAAAATGATGATTTTTATTTAAAATTTCTAAAAGAAAAAAATTCATTCTTTTTGATTTTAGAAAGATTGGATGAGGAAAAGGATATGAAAAAAATAAGATTATCAGATATTATTATAAAACCTGATAAAGAAATATGGATAAATATAGATTATAATAATTATTTTATTGATAATATTAAAAAATTTAAAAGATTTAAATTTGATACTAAAGATAACAAAGATAGCTTCTGTGATTTTTTTTACAAATGTAAGTACGGAGATGATGATTTAGAAATTTGCAAACCAGTAATAGAATATCACGATAATTCAGATAATAAAAAAATTAAATACGATGGACAAAAATTAATGGGTAAATATGATGACATAGGTACATTTACATCACGCGATGGGTGTATAAAAGTAAAGTTCTGTAATATGTACGAAGGAATGACACAAGAAGGGTCAATAATTACGATGAAATTTCTTCCTAAGAATTCTTCACCTGAACCTGAATTAACAGAAGATATTACATTAACAGAAGATATCATCTTAGATAACTTTGATGCTAAAGAATTTGCTTTTAAATATTGGATTGGCTTTGATAAATTATATAACCAAGATCTTCCTTTGTATGATAGATTAAATATACTTGTTGATAAAACAGAAGAAACCGATAAAATACTAAAAGAACAACAATGTAAAAATAACATATATTGTAATTCTTTTCATACAATGAGGGATGACATTGCGTTTATTAAGTCCTTGTTGAAGTCAATTGGATGTGGTGCTGTGTTATTTTTTTTTATTACTAATAAATGGGATTATTTATTGAGTTATCAATGTAGGTTTTTTACTTAAATAATCAATCCCCATCAAATAGGAGTCTGCTAAATCATCTTTTTTTTTATTATTATTAAAGAAACTTAACCATGTATCATCATCTCTTAATATGTGTTGATTTACCATAATAGATGTTTTTTTATACATGTCATAGTTATTTTTACATTTAGGTATTTCTAAATTATGTTTAATGCAATAATTTTTACAATATCTGTTTTTATTCATGGCAGAATACATTCTTACATGTTTTATACTTGAAGGATACCCGTTAATTAGGAAATTACTAAACAAAATCATTTGTATTGATTTCATAGTGGGATTCTTTAAGCAAGGTTGGTTTTCTAATAAGACTAAATCTAATTCCATATTTTTAAATACTTCTAATTCTTTTATTAATTTACTACCTATGTCTAATAAATCATATCCTTTTTTCTTTTTAATTAATTTACTTTTAACATGTGAATGTGTCTTACAATAGTAAAGATTATCTAATATATAAGTTGCTTTTCTATTACACGAATTACTATTCTTAAATGACCCACTACATATATTAGGTGGGTCCTCGAGACAAATATTTTTCCATTCTAAAATTTTAAAGTCATCTAATAAACAATATGCTAAATTTTTGATACCGATATCCCATGATAAGATTTTCATTATAACTCTATACTTATATTATATTTAAATACTATAAATTAATATCAGATAATAAAATACTTATAAATTATTATATATTAACAAGTATCGAACAGAACACACAATGGACTGTTATCCAAACGTCGATACTAGGAAGTTGAAACCCGATCTCGATGCAGAAGATAAGATGCTTTCTATGATATATACATATCAACACTTTATGAATTACGAGGCTGCCGTTACCATCCAAAAATGGAGATGCGGGAACGTCGCGTGGCAAAGATGCCAAAAAGTCAATGATGAATTTCTCCTCGTTGCAGATGTGCTTTCTCTGATATTTAATGGATTGATGAATGAAATGTGGTCCGCTTCTGATGAAGATGAGGAAGAATCAGAAGAAGAATAATACTTTATACTGATATTATATTTAAATACTATAAATTGTAAATAATAATAAAAATATGATACCTACTAACCTGAAAATTATAATATTATAAATTGAAGCTTTATAATACAAACATACTATACAAACATACTATTCAAAACATTACCAACATTACCAACATGTCCATCAGTAGTCGCCAATTTCAATCATTCGTTGACATCGACGAGGATATCACGTATTACGCCGAACTGCTACACGTAGTACTGAAAGGACAATTTGAGATGCTTAAGACTGCAAAGGCTCCTGAATCACTTCTAGCATATTTTTCCAAGATATTAAAAACTGTGACATGGGTTGCTAGTGGAGACGGCGGAGGCCTTACAAACAGGACTAAGAAAGCTTTGATACCCCTCATAACAAGCACAAGAATTAATGAGGACATTGCTCTCACCCAGATGGTTGACGAAATATATCTTGAGGTTGATACTATCCAAGGTGTCCAGGCTGATAGACAAAAATTGATGGAAGCGAAATCGATGTCTCATCAGAACCGACGCCCTTCTCCTTCCGCCGAAACCTTCATACCTAGTGACTCCGGCGGAGGCGTAGGCGGAGGCGGAGGCGGAGGCGGAGGCGATGGCGATGGCGGAGGCGGAGGCGGAGGAGATAGCGGAGGCGCAGGCGGAGGCGTAGGCGGAGGCGGAGGCGGAGGAGATAGCGGAGGCGCAGGCGGAGGCGATGCATCCTCTGTTTCTAATCCGTCATCGCCTCCGCCTGAAGCTGAAATGAAAAAGACGGTGGAACATCCGGTGACGGAGAAAGAGGTGGCGAAGGATTTTGAGGAAATGTCATGTGAATTTAGGAAACAGGTGATTTTAGAGATGAATACTACGGGTAAAGAATCGATGATGTTTAAGGCGATATTTCCACGTTTCGTTTCACGAATAAAAGAATGTAACGTGGAATCGCGTCTTGAAGACAGTGACTTTAGTGAGTTATTGGAGGTTCTTCTTTGGAATGGCATGACGCAGACTGACGACTCATTTAGAGAGATATTACTCGCTACTTTGAGGAAATTCGAGTTGGAATGGCATGGCGCGGACTAACGACTCATTTAGAGAGATATTACTCGGTAATTTGAAGAAATTTGCGATAGGGGACTCGTAAGTAAAAAAGCTTAAATAAATTTAAATATAAATAAATAATATAATGAGTAATATAACATTAATTTTATTATTTATAATTTTCATAATAATATTATATATTTTTTTAGATAAGATTCTTGTTAATATAAGAGGAAGAAACAAAGATAGTCTGTTAAATAACATGTATTTTAATATCGATAGCAGTAATATAAATAGATGGAATTATAAAAATAAAAATTTTGCACCATATATAGATGGAAGTTATAAGCAAGTAACTAATAATTATATACCTAATTATACTGGAAGTTTTGATGATTTTAATATACCTGAAGATAATACAATAAACGATTCTAGAGTTAATATTTGGAAAAATAAAAATAATAGTAAGGAGTTTATAGTTCAATGTAAATAATATGTAATATAAATTATAATAATGACAGATAATGAATTTACAAGTTCATTAGATACGTTTAATTTAGTAACTGAAAATTTAAAAAATTATAAGAAAGCAATTATTCAATATAATAATAATATTGAAATTACGGAAAAAATTAAAATAATACAAGAAGATATTTCTATTTTATTAAAAAATAATAAAACTTATGAAGATAAATTTCCTAATAAATGTCCTAAAAATATTTATGATATAATTCAATCTAATAATATTAAAATTAAAGAATTAAAAACAGAAAGAGATAATTTATATTCAACTTTTCAAAATATATTAAAAAATAAAATACTTAAAAATAATTAACCTATTATTAATAATGAACGATAATATTGTGGATAACAATATAGATAATAATATATTAGAAGATGAAATGATAAATATAAAGTATGAAAAAGATATTCCTATAAATATAAAAAATTTAAAAACAAATTTAGAAGAAAGTAAATTTGTTACAAAAAAATCTTTTTTTATAAAACATTTACAAGGGAAAATAGACAAATTAAATTTTAATAATAAATTTATAGATCATAAATATAACGATTATCTTAAATCTTATAATATATATAGTATTTTAATAATTATATTTTCATCTACTTTAACATTAATAGAAGCATTTTTTGAATTATATAATATACAAAATATACAAAATTTTTACTTAAAGAGTTCAATTAAATGTTTGCCTTTAATAATTTCAACGATCGTATCGATTATGGCTTCTTTAGTAAGATTTTTAAAATTTCAAGACCATATGGAAAATTTAGTAGTTACTAAAGAAAAATCTATAATAGCAGTTTCTAAATTAAAAAAAATTAGAGAAATAATATTATTTAGTAAAGATGATAAAAAATTTGATGATACATTTAAATTTTATATAACAGAAACCTATGAAAATTATAATGATGTAAATATAAAAGTTTCATTGGAAATTAGCGACAATGATTATCAGTTATATAAAAATAAATTAAATATTAAAAAAACATACAATATACCACAGATTTAATTATAATTTTAAGATTTAATTTTTTTGCATATATAATAGAATAATGAATCATAATTAATATTATCTTTATATTTAGATAATTTTCCTTTTTTAGTAATAGTCATAATAACAGGGATTAAGGGGAATGAAATTATTTCTTTTATTTTTTGATTATCTGTTTTATAATTATTTATATTATATGCAAAAATATTAAATTTTTTATTAAAATTATTAGATAGTTCAGCCCAAATATAAACATCTTTTTTACAACATTCACAATTTGGTGAATAAAAAATAACAAATCCAAATTTATTATTATTGATATTAATTTTTATATCTTTATTTAATAAATCTTTAAAACATAATTCTTTTACATTTGTATAAGTATAAAGATTATTCATTTATTTTCAATGGATATTATTTTTATAATTAATTATAATATATGATAAATAATACTATATATTACGGAACAAAAAAAAAATTTAATTATGATAACTATTCAAATAAATATCAAACCATAGAACATCTTGAAAATTCTCAGGTTAATGGTTATATACAAAATTATATTTGGATATTTATATTGATTTGTATTTTATATATAATAATACATAAATTATATTTAAAATTCCTCTTAAGGAATTATAAAAAATTTCAAATATTATATTTAAAATATAATATCATTGGAGAAAAAAATAATCGTAATAATTTTTTTATTATTACGATTTTATTAATATTAATTAATATATTTTTTATTTATATAATAAATACAAAAAAAAAAAATACAATAGATGATATATTTACTGTAAAAAATATATATATAAAAAATATATTTTTGTTATTTAGTTATTCTGCATATTTAATTACATTCTTATTAAATATATATACATCCGAAAT